AATTGGTCAGCTGCAAGGCTTCGCTAAACCCGGTCAGATCAAACCGATAATACTGCGCGTTTAAGGACGATGCCACGTGAGACAGTTTTTCAAACACCCATGCTGTGTCCGGCGTTTTGTTCAGCCACGACACCTGAGAACGGCGTATTTTAGCTAAGTCTTCCCCTGTGGGGTTACCGCCAACTTGCGCTTGGTTTTCTGCCTTAATAGCCTGTTCTTGAAGCCAGTTAAGTTCCTGTTCGTTAAAAGCCCCCTCCCACCAAACAAAAGGTTCTACGGGCATTGAATAGGGCGTTAACACGTGCTGCATGGCTTGTCCTTGTGCGTGATGATGAAATGTATGCACTTCATAGGGGCTTCAGAATTGCCGCTAACCAGTTGATGGTTTACCCATGAGTTGCTAAACAAAACAGTCCCCGGCACTATATTATTAAAATGAATTGAGTTAGTTGCGGCGCTTACGTCCCCATCTTGCTCAAAATCCAGCTCCACCATCGCCTTGTTCATGCGCGTGTCGTGGTAAACAGGATACGCTGCGCCTTCAACAGCATCTAAAAAGAACCAACCACAAATCTGGCTATTCTTATGTACGTGCACATTAGTGCCGCCCCCGCGTTTAACCTCTTGCGCCCACAACCCATACACGGAAAAGTCGTACTTCTCCACTGCGTAACCTTGGCTTCGCAGTATCTCGGTTGCCGACACCAGCAGGTAGTCAGACAACTCTCGAGCTTCCATGTATCGACCCAAATGCCCCGATTGACACACGGGGTAGTCAGGACTTCGCACCTCATCAAGACGCGCATTACATAATGGCAAAACCTGATCTATAAAATCAGGTCTCTCGTCTCGATAGACAAACGTGGGGAAGTAAGCAAAGCCTTGCATCAGCCGTTCACGTAAGCAGTAAGTGTATCCGCAAAAGCTGTTATTTCCTGCGCGGTTATCTGACGAGATTCTACCGGGAGGTTTCGCTTATTTTCTAACAGCGTGTTGTTAGCAATATGCAGTGCTTGCAGTCTGCGTTGCTTATTAGCCTCTACAGCACTAGCGTTATTTTGAGCAACTGAAATCGCTGCTTGGATATCAACCTGAGCTTGCTGTTCTGGGGTAAGAGCCATTTTCAAATCTCCTTAATTTTAAGCAATCAAATTTTTCATGGCGATATTGCCAAAGTACGTTGTGCCACCGTCGGGGGTAAAGAACACCCATATGTCCGTGGCATTTGCTGTGGTGGTTCTGGATAAAGTTGCTGCTCCACCGGGAAACTTGAACGAGCCGCCTGCAAAAGCAACAGTTCTACCCGCCGTGGCATCGTTAGTCAAAATGAGTGTAAACGAAGATGCGCCCGTAGCTACTGGGAAGCGAAGCGTGATGGTAGCACTGCCTGTAAGCGTGGCAGAAAAAACGCCACCTGACACAACATCAAGGTTTATAGCTGTGCCGGTGTTACCCAAGGCTACGACCGTGTCTGCGTAGCCAATTGCTTGTATATAAGTGCCCGACGTTACTGCTGCTGCAGTACCAAGCAAGCTGGTAGACGTTACTGCTGCGGCAGAACCACCCCCTAGAAGGACTTTGTTTGCATCCAGAGTGCCTGATTGTGTGACCAGACCGCCAGAGGTGTTAACCGCAGTGCCAACAGCCGTAACTACACCTGTACCTGTTGTCGTAGAGGTAACCGCCGCAGCAGAGCCACCGCCAAGCACTATGGCGCTTGCAGCCAAGGTGCCCGATTGAGTGACATAACCGCCAGAGGTGTTAATGTTTCCGCCGAGGGCTGTAGCTACACCTGTACCAAACGAAGTAATACCCGTGCCGCCGTTGGCAACAGGTAGAGTACCCGTGACATTGGTGGTCAGGTTGGCAAAGGTTGTAGACGTAGTGCCCGTACCGCCGTTGGCGATAGGTAAAGTGCCCGTGACGTTGGTGGTCAGGTTAGCAAAAGTTGTAGAGGTAGTGCCTGTACCGCCGTTGGCGATTGGCAATGTGCCCGTGACGCCGGTAGCAAGGTTTACCGCAGCTGCAGTTGGGTTGGCATTAGTTACCGCCGCACCGCCGCCCGCGCCATCGGTTACTATCATTACTTTCTGCCCGGTTGGAACAGTGACCGTAGCACCTGAGCCCTGAGCAATCGTTATCGACTGACTGCCGCTCGTAGCGTTCTCAATGATCCAGACCTTGGACACCGTGTTCGGCGCCAGTGTCACGGTACGCGTTGCAGTCAAGGACACCGCAGAGGTAATCTTTAGGTACAGCGAGCGTGTACCGTCCGCCGTTGCATCCGGCATCGTAAATGTTTCGTTGGCGTCAGCGGCCATCTGCTTAGTGCCAAGGCTAAACGCGTCAGCGATCAGGGCGAGGTTGGTGTTGGTGCTGGTGCCCCACGTACCTGACTCGTCGCCCGTGGCGATCTCTTTAAGTCGTAGATCATTTACAAAAGTTGCCATTTTTCAGCTCCTACGCCGCTTGATTTACTTCGACCCAGTTGGGGTCTTGGCTATCGTCTACAATGCTCCAGCCGATTATTCGCACGTTGCCCACGGCGCCAGTACCGGCTACACCTGTGGCTATTATAGCGTCATTGACTTGGATAGCTACAACGCCGACAGCGCCAACAGCGGCTACCCCCGTAACCGTTTTCCTAACCAGCGATACTACACTGCCTACGGCGCCCGTTCCAGCTACGCTTGGGGCAACAACATTCGTATCATAGGCTGGAATAACAGTGCCAACTGCCCCGCTGCCTTGTACACCAGTGATATTGGGGTACAGAACAGGTTTAACGCTCCCTGCTGCGCCTGTGCCTCCAACACCAGACACGGCAAACGAAACCCGGGCAACTGCAGTGCCTATTGCACCTGTACCTTGAACGCCGTCTGGGACGACCAACTCCGCAATTAAAACAACAACGGTGCCTATTGCGCCTGCGCCCTGCACACCCACAGGGATGACAATGTCATCAACCTGTACTTCAAAGCCGCCCATCTCACCGACGCCTTGTACGCCGGTTGGGATTTGGACGCTGCTGTAGTTTGTGACTACATTCCCGACTGCGCCTGCACCCGCAACGCCAACAGGTACTATGGCATCGTCAACTACAACAAGGACCGTGCCTACATTACCCGTTCCACTAACCCCAGTAGGGATTATGTTTTCGTTTACGGCTATGGATACGGTGCCAACTGCCCCTGCCCCAGAGACAGATATAGAGTTCTGCCCCCACGGATCTTCTCCCCAGCCAAGTACATTCCATCCGTCTAGATAAACGGTCTTTGGCACACCTGCAGTGCCAACCTGACCCGTGCCCTCTACACCAGTTGGTGTGAAGGCAAAATCATACGCAAGGTCTACAGTGCCAACAGCTCCAGTTGAGCTAACCCCAGTCACTGCAACAACGGCATCTATTTTAAAGGCTACAGTGCCTATAGCTCCCGTAGCGGAGACAGAGATGCCGTTATCACCCCAAGCTCCGTTATCCCATTGGTTGTTACCCCAAACAGGGCCAAGATTCACCGTAGCCAAAGGGTATCCCCTATTACGCTATGCGAATAATCGCGGTCGCAGCTGCAGCAGCAGGAAATTGAATCTGGAAGTCACCGGAACTTACTGTCTGGTCACCGCCAAAGCTCAAAACAGCGCAAGCCGGATCGCCCGCAGCGGTATCGTTATAGATCAACGCGCCGCTGGTCGTAAACGTAGCCGCACTCCACGTTGTGTCGTTAAAGTCGCAGATCGCCGTAGTGCCGTCAGCCACCGGAGTGACGGAGACCAACGTGTTCCCGCCCGTGGTGTAACCACTGCCTGAACCTAGCTCGTCAGAACCAAGGTTACCGTAAGCGGTGGTCGCAGCGCCAAAGGTACCAGAGCCTGCAGCAGCGGCCTTGAGCAGAGCAATCTTAAAGGTGTTACCTGTAGACGCAGTGAAGTTGTGTACCGCTTTCAGAATCTCTACTTTAAAGCTAGTGGGCATTGCGGTTGTGATGCTAATAGGCATGTTATATCTCCAGTAGTTTTACAAGTTCCGGGTGCCCAGCGGCGCGGAATCGGTTTATCAGCGTGGTGTTGTTGGAGCGTATCGCTTGATGCATCGCCGCTATCAACACCGCCTTGATCTGTTCTCTGTAAGCCTCGGCCTGAGCCCGTATAACCGGGTCTGAGCTTCGACCAATATAGATTATCTTATCCACTGCACTTTCAGCCAGCTCTTCAGGCGTAAAGCCTCGACCCGAGACAGATGATGATTTGATTAAGCCCAGTGCCCCGCCGCCGCTTGTCGTAAACATCGTTATGGTCCCGGTGAATCTGATCGAATGGGTATGCGGATCATGCCGTCTCGGAACTCGTCACGACGTCGGCGACCCTGCTGCTCAATGCCCAAGCCCTGTATTGCCTGCTTGTAGCTGTTATCAAAGTACCCAAGCATCTCAGCCGGGCCCTTGGTGTAACTGTATGCCTGAATCAAACACGCGTACAGCAGCGCCTCTGGGGCGTTGGTGCTAATCCACGTCGTTGGGTTGGCAGCCGACAGCTGCGCCGGGCGGTAGATGTACCCTATTTCCACGACGTAATTCGCATTGGGCGTTGGCGCAATGTTGAACGTATCCTGATCCCACACCGCATAATACTTCGGCACACCCGTCAAAGAGGGGTTCGGCCAAAACTCACGCATGAAGGAAGTGTCGCGAAAATCCAAATAAACCTTGTCCGTGCCAACGGTAATGAACAGGTAGCGATGCGTCAGAATATCCGTTGGCGACGTCAGGAATCGATTGCCAGAGGTCATGGAGCCTACTGACTCTTTTTTGTACACATCAAGATCGATGTCCCTAAGAATGCGGTTCTCGGCCATTGTGATAAACGTGTTAATAACCGCGTTAGTGAACACGTTAGCGTCCACTTCAGTGTAGTTCCTAATGTTTGTGACCAGCTCGTCGTATGTCATCTCAGGTTATCACTATCGTCACTTTGCCAATGGATCCAACACCTTGAACCGCGTTCTGCTCAGGGAAAGGCCGCATGTTTGTGCCGCCATTTGCGCTGCCGATACTCTGGAAGGCTGCGTCACCCGGTAAGCCTACGAAAATCACCTGCGGCTCCACCCTGTCAGGGCGCGGATCTCGCAGCGCAATTGCATCGCCAGTATACCGCAACGGCTGCAATTGTGGCTCTTTTGGCTCATAGTCGTCAGGACAAACCATGAACCCGCGCCAGTTCTTTCTTAAAACCTTGTACGGGTATCGCTGTCCGCAGTTATCGCAGAGTGCATAAGAAAACTTGCCCGTTGCAAACGCCATTTCACACCCCGAAATCAGGCACTATGTGGAAGCTCGCCGTGTCTCTATCCTCCAGCGCCGCTCTCTGGAAGTCCTCTTCATACATCTGCTTCAGTGCGCCGGTTCGATCCGGACTGTACTTCAGCGACAGCATGTAGGCGAGACCCGAGGCCAGACAGGGGAGGAATCGAAAGTTAACGTCCGACGTATTGCCGTAAGCGCCAGCATCTTCAATGCGGCGAATCCGGTAGTACACAAAGGTGTACACCTTATCTGCCGCCGGGTATAGATACACCTGTGGCGTGTTAGAGCGTTCCACGTAGAACTGTGCAGGTCTTGCCTGCGTCAGCTTGTCCGGCAGGTCCAAGTACTCCTCCCGGCTGATCCGATCAATCGACACATCCTGCTGCTGCCCGGTTGTGGTCTGGCGGATCACCGCCGACAACACGTTGACCGTGTCCAGAGGAAGGTTCAACACCCGGCTGCCCTGCGTCAGAGCAATCGTTGATTCCTCAATGGTCCACAGGTTCAGGCCACGGTTCGCCCAGTCCAAAAACAACAGGTTTAATGAGCGACGCGCAGACGATAGCTGATAACCAGCCGTCATCCGCATGCCGCAACGCTCGAACGCCTCTTCAATAAGGTCGTCGATCTGTAGATTAAAGTCTGTTGTTCCGGAGGTAGCCATTAATCACACGCCATCCCGCCTTTGCGCATTTTCATCGCGCGGCCCATAGCGTCTTTGCCTTTTTTCTTCATGGCACGGCCTTTTTTGTCAGCCAGACCGCCCTTTGCCATCATGACCGGGCCAGTTTTCTTGCTGGTCTCAGAGATCATCTTGTTTTTTGGACCCTGCTCAACGGCTCCGCCGCCTCTTGTTGCTGCACCCATTCCACGTCCGGCCATGTTACTTACCTCGATTTCGATACGATTTTACTTTTGCAGCTACCTTCTTGGGTTGCTTGCTAAACTGCACACCCTTTGCTGTATCTGCACGTTTTTTTCTCGATGTTGCTGCGTACTCGGCACTGCTTAAGGCACCAATCGCCTTCTCAGGCAAGTACCGCTCACCCGTTGCCTTGGGACCCTGCGTCGAGGGCTTACCAGACTTGGTTCGCCACTTCTGATCGCCCCACGCCTTCAAGGATTTTTGGGGCGCTTTCATTTAAATATATTCATTAGAGTATTCACCCGACTCTTCACGCGCTATCGCCTCAAGCTCTTCTTCAGTGCCACAGGTGCAAGGGCCTTCGCCCTGACTAGCGCAAACTACCGTGTGCCCATTAAGCATTTCATGCACGGGCATATTTGAAAGTTCTGAAAGGTCCGGCCATCTATCAGGAAGACGCAGCGATTCAATTAGTTCTTTAGTAATAGGTCTTGATTGATTAATCACGATAACCTCCTCCTGACGCTTTGTATTTTTGAGCCAACATCTGTGCCTTGCGCGCGGACCACTGCCCCGGGCTGCCGCCCTTTCCGCCGGCCTTGATCTCTTCAAACAGACGCTTACGAAGCGTTGGCTTCGTGTAGTTTCCAGCTTTGTTTACCGTTGATTTTGCCATCAGCATTTCCACCGTTTTCTGGCCTGTCTCAGCCGACTGTTCGGATCTTTTGCGGCCTCTGGGAAGTCACGCATCTGCCCCGCAGATCTCGCGCAGTAGGACTTTCGTCTTTCCGCGCGCTTGCCGGTGGGCTTGTCTTCCGTTACCGCTGTCTTAAGCTTGCTACCCGGATTGGCCTTGCGGTACGCCGCAACACCCTTCTCCGTCATTCCCGCCCCTTTTTTAGTAGGGCGGAAGTTGCCGGATTTCACGGAGGTTTTAATCCCCATGCCCTTGGTAGCCATTAGGCAGCCGCTCCGCCTTCAAATAACAGCGTGACACTCAACACTTCTGCGCTTGCAACGTCAATGAATATGCCTGTTTCAAACAAGATACCCATGTCCGGAATGATCACATCCTGACCACCCGCCGCTGCCGGCGTGAAGATCGTGAGCTTTGCTGTGCCAGCGGTAGTCGTGCCGTCTTTAAGCGCAAAAGAAGCTGCCGTGCCAGTGTTGGTGAAGTAAACCCCCACCAATCTGCACCGCCCAACGACCGCAGAGGCATCTGCAGTCTTGGTGACCGATTGAATATTGCTGAAGCTCATTGCGCGTCTCCTTTAGCTTCAAATTAAGCAGTCTGCGTTCCAACCACTACCCACGTCGGGTTACTAATGGCGCCCGTATTGATGTACAGCTTGCCCGCAGTTACATCGACATACAGAGAACCAGTACCCGCGTAGTTGTCGCCGGTTGTGCCATTAACAGGAACACCAGCTGCCGTTATAACAACAACATTGTTAGACACGCGGATTTCTGCTTTTTTGTAGGGCTGAACGGAACCGCCGCCGCCAACAGCATCTTGCAGACTAAGGTCCATGCCATACTCAAAGCCAGAAGCGCCCGTTGACTGAGTCATGCCAATACCAAAACCAGCGCGGGCAGTGGTTACTCCACCGTCCCCGTCCATCCACGCCATTACTGCCGCATCAGCCGTGGTTGTTGTATTACCTACAACTCCCATGACCCCGGTTTTTGCAAAGGTAGAAGCGTTGGTGCCGGTAATCAAATAACGACCCGTTGCCCCAATGTAATACGTTGCAGTTGTGCTAAGGTTAGCGCCAAAAACTTGACCCGAAGAACCCTGAGCACTAGAGGGCGCAGTTGCGGTGCTACTGCCGAAAGCTCCCACTGGGTTAACGGTAAAAGTGGCTCCCCGAGTAGCTTCCCCTTGAGTTGAAGAATTTGAGGTCAAATAGGGTTCATTGGGAGTGCCGAGAATAAAACCATTTTCGGACGCAACTGGTCCAGAGAAGGTAGTACGTGCCATTTAGAAATCCTCACATGCGAGTAGTGCGCTTCAGTCTGCATGTCGCCCGCCCGAGTCGGTCTGCAGCGCGTAAAATGTTCTCGGGGTTACGTGCTTTTTACGCTTTTTGGGGGAAGGTGTCAATGGTCTCGCCCTTTAATGCCCGCCTTGCGTTTTCTGTTTTCCAATCCTCCCTCATGCATGCTGTGCAACTGCCTTTGACTTTCCGGGGGGATATATGCCCTCGGACACAAGGCATCCCCGTAAAATACTCTTTGCTTCCCGCAGCTTTAGCAGCCTGTCGGGTACGGGGGTAGCTTGCGTACTCCTCAGATATGCTAGGACCTTGGTTAGGCGCCGCGTCCGCATAAGACAACACCCATCCTGCCAACACACCACATTTTACCGGCTTTCCTGACCCGCAGGCTCTGATGGTGGTAGCGATAGAAACCCCCAGCTCGTCCCGCATAACGGATAACCCTGCGAAAATACGTGTCTGCCCATCGGGGAGCCTTGCGAAAACAGCCCTGCGAAGCTTGTTTTTAGTCTCTTCGGTATGCGTTTTGCCCAACCAGTTTTGGTTGCCCGCATTGGCAATAGAAAGACTTCGGCGGTGTTCTTCTGAACGGATATGCCCCTTGGGGCCACGGTTACCCTCGCTAGCCTTCGACATTTTTTCACGGGTTTCCTTCGACGGAATAAACTTTCCGCCACGCCCTTCAGCTAACGCTGCTTGAACTTTGGCGGATAAAAGGGCTTTAGTCTCTTCCGTGTGCGGGATTCCTGTGCGCATCCCTATAGCATCGGTGTTTATGTTGTAGCACTCGGGCTTGCTAACATGCTCGTGAAGGTACTTATTTTCATGTTCAAAAGTAGATATACCTTCGGGAACTTCTTCAAGCACCTCAAAAACAAACGCATCCTCTCCGTACTTGTTCCAAGATGCCTGCAGGTGCGGGTTCTTATGATCACCCCTTTTTAAACTGTTCTTGTGCTGCCACTCGCGGCGAGCAAAAGACTCCGCACTGCCTATGTAATACTTGTTGTTAATCATGTTTGTAATGCGGTAGATAACAG